ATACACCAAGCCCATATAGCCGCGGCTAAAAAATGCTTTACAAAAATGTTTTGGGTAGTAGATGGTGATGCTAGACTAAAAGATGATTTTAAATTTGATTATATTGCGTCTGAATGGGATTTAGATGCTGTTCATGTATGGCGTTGTCAAAATCCTATAAACTTTTTAGAATATGGTTATGGTGGCGTAAAATTATTACCAAGACAACTTACAATAGATATGGATGTTACTAATTTAGACATGACAACTAGTATTAGTGATAAGTTTTTTGCACATGAAGAAATTAGTAATGTTACAGCATTTAATACAGATCCTTTTAATACATGGAAAAGTGCATTTCGTGAATGTGTTAAATTGTCAAGTAAAATTATTAGAGGCCAAATAGACGAAGAAACAGAAATGCGATTAATGGTATGGTGTAATGAAGGAATGGGAAAACCTAATGGAGATTATGCTATGGCAGGTGCTCGTGCAGGTAAATTTTATGGCGAAGCATTTAAAGGAAATACTGAAGTATTATTTAAAATTAATGACTATGCCTGGCTAAAAGAAAAATTTGATGCAGAAAATTGTTGATATAAAATCTGTTCATATTGAATTGACTGATAAGTGTCAAGCTCAATGTCCAATGTGTGCAAGAAATTTTAATGGCGGAGCACCTCGTCCATTTATTCGTAATGGTGATATAAGCATAGCTCAGTTTAAGGAATGGTTTCCGAAAGAATTTTTAGCTCAGTTAACAAATTTTTACAGTTGTGGAAATTATGGCGATCCTGCATTTGCACAAGATTGTTTAGAAATTTTTCAGTATGTAAGAGATGCAAATCCTACTTGTAGATTAGCACTTCATACTAATGGTGGTATGCGTAATGAAGAATGGTGGAGCAAACTTGCTCCTGTAATAGGTTCAGTTAGTAATAGTAATGTTGTATTTGGCATAGATGGGTTTGAAGGGAAGCACGAACTATATAGAAGGAATACAAAGTTTTCAAAAGTTATTGATAATATGGAAGCATTTATTAAAGCTGGAGGAGTAGCAAGAGTAGATAGTTTAGTTTTTAAACATAACGAAGATGATATTGAAACACTTGAATATTTTTTATTAGGAAAAGGAGTGCAAAAAGTAAATTTTGTTAGTACTGCAAGATTTTATGACTTAGATAAATTTGCAGTTCAAGATTTAGATGGAAATTATGAATATGATCTTGAACCTGCTACACGATCAGAATATAAAAAAGTACCAAATAAAGCATTAGATAGTTTATTAGATGATGATGTTAGATATGAAGTAATTAGTAAAGCTAGTATTAAACCAAAGTGTATGGAAGACCAAGGTATATATGTTGACCCATGTGGAAATATACTTTCTTGTTGTTTAATAGGTAGTGACTATTTAGAAGAACCATTAAAAGAAACGTTGCCTATTCATACGTTAAGGAATTTAACAGTACAAAATACAAAAGATATGTTAAAAGATATAGGTGTACCAAATTGTAAAGATGGTATTCTTAGTAAAGATATTATACTATGGGAACACATGGGAAATTATTGGCATGGTGATAATAAGTGTATGACCTGTGTCAAAGCGTGTTCTAAAACAATCTTTAATACAACAAAGAATATATCATGACAATACCATTTGAAAATATAGTCAAATTAGGACAACGAACAATGCTAGAAAACAATGTTTTTTCGGTTAGTTGGATCTTAGGTAGATTTTGTAACTATGATTGTAGTTATTGTTGGCCGTATGCTAAAAGTAAAACAGTAGATCATAGACCTTTATTAGAATATATTCGTACAATGGATGAAATTAAAAGTCAAGCAAGGGCCCACGGCTTTGATAAGTTTCATTTTAGTTTTAGTGGTGGCGAACCAACTGCATATAAAGGGTTAATAGATTTAATTAAAGCGTACCAAGAACCTGTTAGTAACTATCTTAGTGTACACATGACTACTAATGCTAGTCCAGGATTTAATTGGTGGAACAAATGGTTAACAGCAACAGAGAAATTAGATCGTAAAAGTATAACAGCAAGTTATCATGCAGAATTTTCTAATGAAAAAGAATTTGCAGGCAAACTTACCTTTTTACAAGAGCATGGAGTATTAGTTACAATTAATCAAGTTATGGTTCCAGATAGATTTGATGAATATTATGGAAGAGCTCAACGTTTTAAAGACCAAGGCTTACATGTTACTCTTAAACCACAAAGTAATGATATAGCAAGTGCAGTAGTTGATGGTTATAGTGAAGCTCAATTAGAAATATTACAAAATGAGATGGAACAAGAAATAAGCCAAATAGCGTTATTTGATAAAAAAGGCATAGAATATAAATTAGACCAAGCAGAAAGACTGAATGCTCATCAGTTTAATAAATTTAAAGGCTGGATGTGTAATGCAGGATATCAAAGTTGTATTATTCGTGAACCAGGCGGCGAAATTAAACGTGCTTATAGCTGTCATGATGAACCATTAGGTACTATTGATACAGGGTTTACTTTATTTAAAGAACGCAAAGTTTGTATTACCCCAACTTGCGTAAGTAGTGCAGATAGTAAAATACCAAAAGAGTTAGTTTATGAAAATTGATATTGATGATATAGCTTATTGGGTAGATGCAATTAGAGATGCAAACGATCATAAACGTTTGTTAGAAAGTTTCTGGCATGGACAGCTTGAGAGTAAGAAGTGGTTATGTGAAGAACTTCCTAAAGTTACTCATGCTGAAGCTAGTAAAATAGTTATCTTTGGAGGCTGGCATGGAATTTTGGCTACAATGCTTTTTAATAGCGAACTTGGTGTACGACATATTAGATCTGTTGATATTGACCCTGCGTGTAAGGACATAGCATTAAGCATGAATAAAAAGTATGAAATAGATGGAAAATTTGATGCAGTTACAGAAAATATGTGTAATTATGAATATACAGAAGATCCACAAATTGTTATTAATACAAGTTGTGAACATATTACACAAGAACAGTATAATACTTGGTTAAACAAAGTTCCAACTGATACATGGGTAGTTGTACAAAGTAATAATTTCTCATCCCATCCTGAGCATATTAATTGTTCAGAGAATTTATTAGATTTTAAATGGAAATCAAATATTAGTAAAGAGTTTTATTCAGGTACATTAGAGTTACCTAAGTATGATAGATATATGATTATAGGTAGAAAAAAATGACAGACAGTAACGAATATTGGTATAACCCTGCAGACTCGCAGTTAGGAAAATGGCAACGTGAATTAGAAGACGTTTCTAAATCTCCTACCTTCTGTGTTTTACCATGGATACATTTTGCCACAAGACCAAATGGAGATATGCGTTTATGTTGTAGTGCTAATGCCAGCGGAGCGGCTACTGGTGATCATGAAGTAGGATTAGTAAAAATGGAACATGGTAAACCTGCAAACTTTGGTCGTGAAACTCCAATGGAAGCATGGAATAATGACTATATGAAGTCTGTACGAACTACAATGCTTAATAAACAAATTCCTGCTAGTTGTACTAAATGTTTTCAAGAAGAAAAAATAGGTGTTGTTAGTAAACGTATTTGGGAAACAGGTACATGGTATAAAGATGGAGTAGATATTCCTGAATTAATTAAACAAACACAAGAAGATGGTACAATTCCGGAAGAACTAGTATATTTAGATTTGCGTTTAGGTCATACGTGTAACGTTAAATGCGTAATGTGTAGTCCACATGATTCTAGTCAATGGGTTAAAGACTGGAAACAATTAGTTCCACAACTAGATAATCCAGAAGTTAAAAGACAAATGGCGTGGGACAAATCAGAATTTAATAATAAGTGGCATGAGAAGGAAACGTTTTGGGAGGAAATGAATAAGCAAATTCCTAACTTAAAGCAAGTGTATTTTGCTGGTGGTGAACCTTTAATGATTAGAGAACATAAAACATTTATTGAAGAAATTATACGCCAAGGCTATCAAGATAAGATATTGTTACGTTATAATTCAAATGGTATTTTAGTAGACGAAGATTTAATTGAGTTATGGAGTAAGTTTAAGAAAGTTAAATTTGCAGTTAGCATGGACGCTTGTTTTCAACGTGATGAATATATACGTTTTCCTACAGATTGGGCAACTGTAGAAAAGAATCTTCATATGCTAGATAATACGCCAGACAATATACAAACAAGTTTAGCTACTGCTATACAAATTTTTAATGTAAAGCACTTACCTGATTTTATGAAATGGAAAGTAGAATCTAAATTTAAAAAACTTAATGTAGGTA